GCCCCTGCTTTGATTGAATGGACTGGGAAGACCGCCCAGTCATAGGTCGATGCGTACCTGACAGCGGCTACGGCTAGTTCATTAGACGACGCGGTCATTAGCCCTGGCCTCCGCAAGTGCCATATTCAGGGACTCAGTCAGTGATTTCGCAGTTTCTTTAGCCCGCTTATTCTTGTGGTAACGAGACCTGGCATAGCTGTTACGACATATCCGACACCGTTGTCCGTGGTAGACCCCGCCAGATGCCGACCTTGTCGTAACGAACGTGGTGTTGTTTGGCGATAGTGCGTGGCCCTTGGAGCATTCAGTGCGTGGGGCCTTTAACTTACGGGACTCCCCGAATCCAGCCTTCTGGCAGGCACCGCTACAGTAGGTTGCTTTGTGCCCCATCGCTTTGCGTGCCAGGTGTACCCGCTCTAACCTCTCGAATGTGATACCACAGTACCCACACTTCAATGCAACCGCCCTCAGTTCCTTGACCGCTTCCGCTGGCACGTTCCGATGTTCAGCCCGTGGCGACTGAAGCAATTGACTCACCCGTTGGCGGGTCAGTTTTACCGTGTCTGCTATCTCTTGTAATGACCACATAGGATTCTCCTCCTTCAATGCCCTGACCGTGTCACGAATAGCCTCTGAGTATTCTTCTTCGGCACGGTCTTTCTTCTTTCGAATCTCGTCTAGTTTATTTACCATCCTCCCTCCGCTTGAAGTCTAGGGTCACTTGCGCTTCACGCACTCGCTCTAATATCTCTTGTACTTGTGGGTAACTCTCAGCCAGCACCTTGAGTTGCTGGGCGTTCCACTTCCCGTCAACCGGAGCCGGTTCCACGTAGGCTTTCTTCAAGTCAGCGGCATTCAATATCTTCAGAAGAGGCAAGAACCCTGACTTGTTCTTCTGGTAGTTATAGGTCTGCCTGCGTCTGACATCGTAGGTCTCAGACGGGATACCGTTGGTGCCTTGCTCGTCCATGTAATCGAACAACGCCATCTTGGCATGGCCTAGTTGGTCACCGGCCTGCTTGTATAGCTTGACCGCCTCTTCGTACTCACGGAGCATCATCTCGACGTACTCGTCTTGAGTCACGACCTCCCCTGTACTTGTGTTGACCTTATCAGTCGTCATTATTCTCCTCCATCCCTTCAGCCCAGCCACATCGGCAATCGTAGTGGCTGTGCGCCTTGACTCGAACTCGCTCCTGCATCGCAGTATGATGCGCCACACTGATATGGTGGGCACACGCGATGCAGGCCATGGCTCCGCATCCAATCAGAAATACATAGTCATGGTCGCACTTAGACATGGTCTACACCTCATCCTCTTGTTCTGATTCTTCTGCCGCTAACGGTTCGATAGGCACGTTCGATACGTTGTGGAAATACTCGTCACGGTACTGCCGGAAGGTGTCCCAGTCGATACCACCATCTTCGGACATGACATTAGGTAACAGCTTGGCTATCGCTAACTGGGCGATGATGTTCTCGCAGTGGCCCTTGACCACGCCCTCGACCTGGAAGGCCGGTGGGGTGCTTGCCGGAGCCGCTGGTGCCCCTGCTGGAGGTGCAGTCCTAGGTGTTTGCTGGGCACCGGCGTCCACCTGGCCGTTAGAGGGCACGATAGACAACAGTTCCCAGAAATAACTGGTGGCCCAGTTCGGGTCGTTAGGACTCCCGTCCAACTTGTTAGCCTTGAAGGTATCCCGGTGCAGTTGGACTGCCACCACGTCTCCAATCTCCACCACGTTAGACTCCCAGTTGGTGACGCTACCATCCGGCTCAGTCTTGGAGTGTTGCACCGCCGCCTGGGCACCATCGGCATCAGGGTAGACCAAGATAGCAGGGTCTCTGGGGTAGAGATTGGTGGGGTAGTTCGACCCCGGCAGTGGGGTCTGTAAGGTCAAGACCCAACCAGTGTTCTTCTGGTTCGGCCCCTTGCCAGAGACACGGGTAGTCCAGTTCAGATATTCCGGTACAGATATGATTGCTTCAGTAGTCATTGATTCTCCTTAATATTTTGGGTTATACGGATAGATTACGTTCTCTGAGCCACAAGCCGCGCACTCGATGATGCTATCTACCGGCACTATCCGGTGGCGTATGGCTCCACAGTCCTCACACTTCATGATTGCCAGTTTGCCCATCTCTGCCTCCTTCCCTTATCGTAGCACGATAGGTCGCCTCAGTCAATAGCCCTTGCGTCTATTATTCTTAGAGGTAACCTGTAGTTCCAGCCAATCTATCTCTCGCTGTGTTGCCCAGTCCCTGGCCCATTGGACGACATCATCGGCGGCGTCGGTGCCGTTCTCGTAGTATTCCACGATGTCATCAAGCACACCCTCCACCCGTTTCTGAAAGTCCGTAAACTTATCGGCCATCATTTCCTCCTTCTGATTAGTTATTGCTGGGGTCAACCCACCAGCCGGACTGTTCGCCACCCCAGCCCTCTTGCAGGGCCGCTATCAGCACCTCTCTGGGTATCATTGCGATGAGGTCTGAACCGCCAGTAGCGTCAACCTCCCCTTTGAAGATGGGCATCATGGGGACGCCGCTCATGTACCCGAATGCTAGTGTGATGGTTTCCTGGGTCATTGGGCACTCGAAACCCAGGACGGGATGCTCTAGATTCATCATGCTGTCCTCCTGTTATAGATAACGTGGATGTTGCCCTTGCATTCGCCGTTGCATTCTTCGTGGCCGTGGTTGTCCTTGAGGATTGCCCCACTGCCGCCTACCTTCCGCTTAGTCATTGTTCCGCTCCTATAATCCTTCTAGGTCAGTGGCCCGTTCGGCCTCTGCCTCGTCTTGGTCAGCCTTGGCTTGTGCCGCTAGGGTCTCGTGGCGTTGTTTGGCCCTATCAGAGCGTTGCTCCTTGATGATAGCGGTCTTCTGGTTCTCGATACGTTCAATCACTTTACCTGGAAGTCGCATCATCTCACCACGCAGTTCGACGGTATGAGTCCACTGCCCGTTCTCCCGATGAGAGATGACTATGTACGAATCAGTGGTGTACATATCGTCAGTAACATATTGGGCCTGTTCATCAGAGGTACGGAGCCGTTCGACATAGACGGTTGACCGTTTGCGGTATTCCCCTGGACGCAATCCCTTGCGCCGTTGTGATGCTCTGGGCTTGGTCACCTTGGTGGTACGTTTAACCATGCTATTCCTCCTCCTGTGTCTCTTCGCAGTAGCACTCCCCGTATTCCCGGTACATCCACTTGGGTGTCTCGTCATCCACCGGCATGGCCCGACAGTTCGGGCACTTGGGTGGTAGCAGACTGTAGTCGTAGTCCATCTAGTCCTCCTTATCGGTATGTCGCCTGGGTTACTTGCTCATCAGAGGGAGACTCGCCGGTTAGTTCCTTGAGCAACTGCCGGAGACAACGCTCAATCTTTACTTGAGTCCCCTTGCCCATCACCAACTTGTTGCTTTTGGTGGCCCTCACCTGGCCCTCTTGCAATCCAAACAGTAAGTTCCTAGCGTGTTCGTATTCCATCTAGTCCTCCTCCTTCCCGTACTTATCGTCCAGACACTTCTCACACTCTTTGACATAGGTTAAAGGTGCCTTGTGTTCTGACTCTGCAATCTTGGCAAACCAATCATCAGAATACATACCTGACGTAATGTATTCTTTGCGTCCACAGTCCAAACAGCGGTATTCCCAACGCTGGCTTTCCAGTTGCTTTCTAGTGTCACGCCAGCCTATGTTGTCGCCAAACATATCCCATATGTAGACTTGTTCCGCGCCGTTGTCGTTTATCCTGTGGTCGCCTATCTGAGGGTTCTCCACCTAGTCCTCCTTCTGTGCTTGTTCTAATCGCTTCTTTGCTGAAGCCAGGATGCGCTTCTGGGCATCTAACAAGTTCTCCAGCCGTGCAATCTCCTTGGTGCAACTCTCGACCTTTTCAGCATCGGACTTTTCCTTCGGGTTGTAACCGCTAATACTCCGCATGGTGTCTCCTTCGTTTTAGTTTAGGTCTAACTCGTTTGTGCTTCTTCCCTTATCGTAGCACGATAGGCTACGCCGTGTCAAGGGGGGTTGCGTCACTCCGCAAAGTATGGGTTGTCGTCGCTGAATACTATGAAGCTGGACTTGGGGTCTAGACCGTCGTGCTGACAGGCTAATCCCCACCACACCTCCCGACAGACAGGGTGGAACGCTGACCAGTCCGACCTGCCTGGTAGGTTCTCCCTGGCGTACTGTTGGAACTGTTCGGTCTCTTCTTCGGTTAGGTCTCTGAACATGGTGCCTCCTAGTAATATCTAAAGTTAGAATGTGACTCGATGCACTGACTGCATACCGGAAGCCTGGTTGGTTTAAGGGCTTCATGCTCCTCGTGCGACCCGTAGTAGCTGTTTTGGAATCGAGTCAGTTCTGATTGCTTCATGAACAAGCCGTAGAACTCATCGTTCTGGATGGCGTTGTCGCACCACGAACACTTGAAATCTTCCATGGCTCTCAGCCATTTTCTTATCGGCATGGTGTCTCCTTCTTGACGTTGTTGGTTTGGGTATGCTAGTGTTGCCGGAGCCGCTTCTCCGGCCTATCGTGGACTCTTCGTAATGGCGAGTCCGGAGAAGACGGTAGGCCTGACAGGCGGCTATTTTTTTGTTCGGGGTTCTGCCAATACCGATACACCAGAGACATAGAGGAGCGTGGTCGCCAGCTTGTGGCTGGAGAGACCTTAACCCAGTTTGCCACTGGAGATATAAGATACCGGACGGTGTTGATTATGTTGGGACTACGCCATTCAGGTAGGGAGGGGAGGGAGGATAGCTACTTGTAACTATCTACTACCCCTCGTAGGATGAGGAGTGGAGAGGAGAAACCTTGGTTTTTCCTTTCCCCCTTGCGGGTAGCCGTTTAAAATTTGGTATCCTAGTAACTACCTGAAATCTCAGAGGGGCGTTGCCCACGATTTCAGGTGCGCTGTTACGAGGAGAAGCTATGTCTCTCGAAAAGAACTACAAGTTGACCTCCAAGCAGATACGCTTTGCCGAACTGGTCGCCCTGGAGGGCAAGAAGCTGGTTCATGCCTGGCGTGAGGCTTACGACACCGACCCCGACACTCCGATGACTACCGCTCGACCTGCCGCCTCCAAGTTAGCCGCCACTCCCCGTGTCGCTGAATATATCCAGCAGTTGCGTGATGAAGCCCGTGAAGAGCTTATCAGGCAGAATACGTGGTCTAAATGGGACGTGATTGCGAGAGCGACCAGGCATATGGAGGGGGCCTCCAATGCCAAGCAGTGGAGCGCAGTCAATGGTGCCTTAGCCCAGATAATCGACCTAGAGGGTCTGTCTGCGGCCAAGAAGGTGGAGGTCAGCGGCTCTGTTGAGGTCAATCATTATGCTCAGTTGTCGATGGACGAACTGAAAGCGTTAGCAGACCAGGCCGATGCCCTACCACCTGCCGATGATGATTCGATTGTTGATGTGCAGGGTCGTCTAGTCGAGGACGGCCCTTAAACGCTCTACTTCAGCCCTGAGTATGCGGCACTCTTCCACTAGTTCTTCGTGACGCCAAGGGGCAGTCTGGGATAGGCCATCCATCCCTTGCAGGCGCAATAGTTCAAGTGCTAAACGTGCGGCTCCGTCTCTGTACATGGCATTCTCTCTGCTTTGGTTGTTGCTTTTGAAACGGTCACTGCGTCTCTTCTGAACCTGGTTGTAGTAGGCTTCAGAATGCTGAGTGCAGAAACGTTCCACAACAATCAAGTTTTCGCCGCCGATTGTTCGCTGTCTGGTTTCCTCAACCTTCGCTATGCGAGAGCATTTTTGTGAGTAGGTGTCACGTGTCGTGACCTTCCCTTGGCACGGTACATCGCGTCCTGTATATGGTTCTGCGCTGATTGTTTTTGTGACGTATGCCATGATGTCTCCTTGCTGTTTAGATTAGGTGATTACGCTTGTTCGCCGTTGAGCAGTTGTTCCCAGGTGTAGTAGTTGTGTTCTAGCCTGTCTCCAAAGGTGCGGATGAACTCATCCAGATACAGTCTCTCGCTGGTATCATAATCGCGTATGGCCTTGTCGCTCAGTTGCAACCGGCATGACGGCATCATGTCGAACGCAGTCACCTCCTTGCCGTTCTCGTTGGTGTAGGTGCGCTCTCCGTAAATCTCCAGGCCGTAGGGCTTGTCTGCCGTGATGGGATGGTTGTTGCCTACGCCGTCGTTGTCGAGGATGAACAGCCCCTCGTTGGTCA